ATCTAGGTCTTCTTTCATCGGTGCCTTTGGTTTTGGTGTACCGCTTGATGTGCCAACTAATGGCATATTAACATCTTTTGGTTTGTCTTTAGTTACTTCAACCAAACTGTCGTGTACTGAATGATGTGTAACAACACCGTTCTTACCCCATCGTCCAAATCCAAAGTATGTCAGACCTAGTTTCTTCGCTTCTTCAGCAGCACCGTGTTCAGGATGTGGAGGTGTTACACCTTCTCCATCTTTCGGTACTGCCAATGTATCTTTCTTATTCAACTCGTTAGCAACCCACTCTTTTGATTCTGGTGTTTGTGGTGGTTTTCCAACGAACTCTTTGATACGCTTGAATACATCAAGCATTTCATCTTTCTTTTGTTTTACTACTTCTGGTGGTGCAACTCGTAAGTCTTCTGAGTTATCAAACTCAATGTAGTTATCACCAAACAACTTGGCCATTTCTACACGAGCTTTAGATACAGCATCCCACTTCTCTTTACGAATTTCTTCTGGTACTGTACGACCACCTCGTTGACCTCGTTCGATGTTTCTCTTGCGTGATACTTCATCTGCGGTCACAACTGAAACCATAGAGGTTTCATAACCTAGTTCTTCTAGGCGTTCTTTGATTTTCTTATACTTCTCTGCATCATCACCAGTGCCGTTAATGATAAGACCATTACGACCTAGTAGTGCCAATCGTTGGCGTAATTCTGTGATGCTCTTTGCTTTACCACGAATAACATTGCGTTCTGCTGCTTCTGAATCTGGCATAGTCTTGTCCAGATTGTTTTTGTCCATTAGAAACTCTAACGCTTTATCTGAATTAAGTTCCGTAAGACCATGACCAGCAAGTGTGTTGTCAAGGACATAATCCTTACCAGAACCAGGACCACCTGCCAAGAAAACTGCCTTAAAAATGCCTTTATCATGCACACCTTCTGTAATGAGATATTGAACTTCTTCGTTTAGGTCAACTTCTTCATTTACACCACCGATGTACTTGTCGAGTAATGTTTTAACTTTCAATGGGGACTTTGCTTTTGGATACAAATCTTTAATCATGTCTCTACGCTCAACATCATCTGATTGTGAGTACATGGAACGAACTTGACTACCTGAGAATACTTCCTTACCACCAATAGAAAACACTTTCTTCTTGGTCACGAAAATATAACCATGCCCATCTTTCTTGGGGTTGAATGGTTTGCAGTCTTTTATAGATTTGAACGGTTGATAATATGCTGGTGAACCATCTTTCTTAGTATAGTTCACAGGGTCACGTTCTGAACGGACAAGGATAAGAATATCTTTGTCGGGATTGTATTTTGTAAGAATTTCTTGTGGGTTAACCGGTTGAACCACTTGTACGAATGGGTCAACTACACCTGCTTGTTGTGCAAGAAATTGCTTATCTTTGAATGGGATTGGACGCTGTTTAACGTCATTGCTGGATGCGACATAGAAATCAGCAGAAGGGAATGCTCTCTTTGCTTGTTCATACGAACTCATGTGACCAGCGTGGAATGGTTGAAAGCCACCACCGTAAACAACGATGACCTTGCCAGTCTTGGCTTCTGTAATAAAGTCTCTAAATTTCATCTCCGCCTCTACAGCAGTTTGGGTTTATCTCTTATTTAGTATTTATGAGACTTAGAATATCATCAACTGTGTTACTAATCAGGTGGTTTTTAATGACATATTCATATGCAGATTCTTCACGGGTTTGCATATGGTCGAATAGACCCAATACTGCGGTGAGTTGGTCTTCTGTTTCGTATACTGTACCAAAGTCTTTGAGTAATTTGGCACCTGCAATGTTACGGGCAATCCAAGGTGTCTTGTTAATCATAGATTCTAAGATTACCAGACCGAAACCTTCGGCATCCGAATTCATCACATAACAGTCGGCATCGGCAATTGCATCTTTGACATCCATAGGGTCTTCGACCATCAATGGAATGACCGTCTCGGACGCATGAGGCATGATTCCAAAACGATTATCGTAACCAGTCGTTACAAGTACTGCATCCTTCAGATTTGCTTGCCTAAACGCATCGGCAAGTTCAATCATTCGTTTGTTAGGCCAATACCCACCGCAAGATAGAAACATCTTCTTGCCTTCGGGGATACCGTATTTCTTTTTGAATTTGCCTGGTGTACCGATACAGTCTGTCGGTGAAATGCCGTGAATAACTTTATGTGCCTTGTGTTCGACACCATACTTCTTAACATGGTCCCAATCTTCTGGTGCAGAGCACCCGATGAAGTCTACATCATGCATTGCTTGTACACAAACCTGACTATCAGAAGGTTTGATGAGCATATACAACATTGGTGAGTTGATTTGTTTCGCATTCATCAATACAAAGTTTTGTACATGAACATCACCACCATGAACGACAACCAAATCTTGGTTGCTCAAATATGATGCATCACTTGTTACACGAACACCATTCAAATCACCCTTGTGTTCACCTGCAACTACAGTAACATCATGTAGGCGTTGTACACATTCTTCTGCCATCTGTTGAACATAATATTCAGAACCGCCTGGGAATGGTGCATAACGGTGTACTACAAAACAAATCTTCATAAACTCTTTCTCGCAATCATTGCATAATCAGTACAAACACCATAACATTTTACGGTGCTCAAATCTGCAATCTTCATAATTCTTTCAGGCAATACCAGAATGGCATTACCTTCTACTTTGGAACCTGGATATGCCCACAAGTAACCTGTACTGGTCAAAGTGTAGTCATCTGAATCGTGCCAAAAGAAATTAATTCCCTTTGAATGATTCACCATCCACAACATCGCTTCGGCGTTCTTACAATGAAACCATGCTCGTGGTGCAGCTGCCATAATCCATGCAGAATCTACAGGGTATTGTGCTTCGTCATGTCCTAGAAACCACTCACCATCAATTCTCCAGATATCTATCTCTGCATCAAAGTCGTGTTCAAATGCAAGTTCAATAGTCTCTGGTCTATTCTCAAATGACTTATCAGGTCCATTAATTAGACCTCGATGTGCGATGATTCTCATGCTTCACCTCTCAAATATTTTTTAGTAAACCAAGGGTACCAATCAATCTCAGCAATCAATGGTGGTTCTTCATATGAACTAATTGGTCCGATACCATTGATACCGTTACCAGGTGTTCCCCACTTTGCTTTGAAATGTCCTTGTGAATGGTGCAACATATAATTGGAATCACCAATCTTTGCTTCATTTTCTTGGTGTTGATTGACATAGTTTTCGTCAAGGCACTTAGACTTCAAATCCCATGAAATGTGATTGCGAATGCCAATGTCATTATGGAAGAAACCCCAATCGTGTGTCTCTGCGATAGACAAGCGTTCACGGTCATAATACAACCATGCTCGTTTTAAGAAGTCTGCATCACCACAGTAACAGGCAAGATATCGTTCATCGAACCAACCAATCTCTGCCAATACCTTTTTCTTCATATAGAAGAATGTATCACCAGCAGGTCCCCAAATCAGGTCATACTTGTCTTTGTTTTCTTCAATGAGTTGACCAATCTCTGGTCTGCACCATGTATCGTCTTGCACGAATACACATTCTTCGGTGCCATCTTTGAATGCTTTGATGAAGATATTGTTCCATGAACGGGCACAATATGAGTTTGCTTCTTCATCAGATAGGTTATTGAATACAATCTCTTTGATGTATTGCTTGTTTTCTTCTGTCAACCCAACCTGAGGGTGATTAGAAAAAATGTGAACATCATAACCAAGTTTACCAAATGTTTCAATCTGACGGTTTAATACCTGTGGTCGATTGAAAGTCAAAATCCACACTTTCATCATTCTCTCCAAAATTTCAAATCTACCTCTGTATCATGTTGATGCCAGTAATCTTCTTCGACTTTGAAACCTTTATCTTGCAACCAAGACTTCACATCTTCATAATGATTATTGATACCTTCATACAGAGGTACTTTATTCGTGCATTCGCAACGACCTTCTTGTACAATACTTATCTTGTCTCCAAAAGACTTGAGTACATTAAAGTCATTACCTTGTGCGTCAATCCATAACATATCGATTTTCTCAATACCTTCTCGTTCAATGAATGTGTCCATACGGATACACTTGACTTCATAGGTATTGTGAAAACCTTGTTTATAACACTCGTAGATACCTGCACCACTATCAATCAACTCAGGATGTAATTGGTACAAACTACCAATGCCACTCTCTAAGTTGGATGAATGAAATGTCTTATTACTTTCGTCAATATCTACAGCATAATCGTACAGTCGAACTCGGGAGTTACCTGCAAACATAGAACCCAACTTCTCAAATAGAGTTGGTTCTGGTTCAAATGCATATACGATACCTTTTTCTGCAAATCGTCCTGTATCTGTGCCGATATTTGCACCGACTTCGACTGTTACTCTCATTACTTGTTTCCGTAAATAAACAACCAGTGTGATGCCCAATATGGTGCGTGATACTCACCTTCTAAGTTAGGATACAAACTGGCAACTTCTGCCAAACGAATCTCAATGTTCTTAAATCCTGCGGCAGCAAAGTCTGCCTTCAACATATCTAAGTCACCTGCATTGATAACACAGTCTGCGTGACCATTGGTCTTGTCTGTATCAAAGAAGTCTGATTCATATGATGCGTGTTCTGTATCGTTAGACCAAACACCTGCGATGTATGTAGGATTGTATGCAAGTTGCAAAGTAATTGCAGCACCATCTTTCATACAACGATGTAGACCTTCATAGATTCGTTGGCGAATGGTACGACAAGGAATGTGTTGAATAGAAATCGTGTTGTAAACGAAATCGTATGTGTCAGCTGGTACTGCACCACAATCTGCACCTGATGCCTCATAGAATTGGTTCTCAGGGAATGTTTGGCGTGCCCACTCTAACGCATATGACGATACATCAATACCATCTACACGCTTGAAGAACTTGGACATACGATTCACCATACGACCTGGACCGCAACCGAAGTCAACTGCCATCAAAGTCTTGTCCATTGGAACAACAGTCTTCGATTCGTCACTTGGTCGTGTTAGCAAGTATCGTTCATATGGATACTTCTCGTGCCATGCGTAGTTACCAACAACATTGTTTGGGTGCCCGATAGGCTTGTTCATAAATTGTTTCGCCATTGCAGCATACTGTGCAATCTTTTGTTCTGTCATATTGTTATTCATTTGTGATTCTCCAAAAAGTAGTTCAAGTCTTCAGGTGTTCCGATACCCCACATCTTAGAAATTTCTTTGACACGGATTTTCTTACCATCTGCGATTGCTTCATTGAATACTGGTGCAACATAAAATTCATTGTTGGTGCGAATATTCTTCTCAATCATTTGTTCAGCATACTTAACATAGTCTGAACCTTTCTTCCAGTAATACACACCAACAGTTGCATTATCGGAGATTGGTTTCTTCTCAGCAACTTCTGATACGAAACCATTTTCATCCAGTTTGGCATATGACCACTTTGGATGTGTCGCCTTGAACGACAGAATGCCACCATCAATACCATCTGCTTGGAATGAATACATGACATTGTTAGAATCCCATTCAACAAACTGGTCAGAGTTTGCCATGACAAGAGGTTGGTCGTTGTCAATGAATTCTTTTGCGAGCAAAGTAGTGCAAGCAGCACCTTCTGTAATACCATCTACTTGGACAATCTTACAGTTTGGAGCAATGAGGTTAAGCAGATACTTCAAGTTATACTTTTCATAGTGCTCTTTTTGTACCAAGAAAATATAATTTGCCTGGATATTCAAGTTCTCAACCACAACTTGAATCATTGGTTTGCCTCTGACTTCAATCAGAGGTTTAGGGAATGTATACCCTGCCTGTGCGAAACGTGAGCCTGCACCTGCCATAGGAATTAGTACGTTCAATTTGTTATCTCTCCATGGTATATGATGGTCTAAGTCTCTCTCAGCCAACTCGTCAATTTTACTAAAAACTTTGTAACTTGTCAAGTCTTTTGCATTCTCCACAGGCAAAAGATGTGCGCCTGAATCAGTTGCACCTTGTCTACCGATGTGACTATCTTCAACGATAATTGTATTCTTAGGAAGGGCATTCAATGCAGTCATACATTGCCAATACATTTCAGGGTAAGGTTTTGTTCTCTTAACATCCTCGTTTGAAACATAGTAGTCAACATATTCCATAACACCAATAGACAACAAGGCAAGTTTGATAGTCTCACGGATAGAATTGCTTGCAACAGCAATCTTATAACCACGAGACTGAATACCTGCGAACATTTGTCGCAAATCGTTGTTCTTTGGAATCTGACGAATCAGGTTGAATGTGGCAGTTTGTTTATCTTGCCAGACCTGATTGTAAAACTTGCGGTCTAAACCTTTGCGTTCAGACAACATTTCAAGTTTCTTAGTTGTATTCAACCCATCATAGATTGATAGGTGTTCTTCACGGGTGATTACGAATTCACTGCCTACTTTTCTCAAAGCAGAATTCAACGATTCATAGTGTAGTTCTCTACTCTCAATCAAAACCCCGTCAAGGTCAAAAATAATTAATTTATGCATCACGATGTACCTTATTATGTCGCACAATGGCATTGCCATTACATTTCCAATTCGCCTTGTCTCGCATACGCAGAGACCATTCAACGTCCTCAGCAGTACCCCATGTCATGTTCTCATTCATGGGTACTTGTAACATGAAGTCTCGTTTGACTATCATGTAACCGCCTGACTGGTACATATACTTAGTATGCGTCCAGTCATCATAGTTTAACGACCAGTATCTCGGAAATACTGGTGAGTCCCAGACGACCCAATCTGTGAAGTGTCTCTTACCAGTGATGAGGTACTGAGCATTAGAGCATACATCCCAATCGTCACCAAAACTAAGAAAATTGGCATACCAATCCTTTTCGAAAACAAAGTAGTCATTCATAATGACCACATTATCATACTGTGCAGCCTGTGCAAGTATATTCTTTTTACGTGTTATCCAATTCGGTTGTTGCGATTCATCAAAGTAGATATGAGAAACATCCGTTTTATCTTCTGGCTTTTGACCACCAATAATCAGTATCTCATATTTAGGAATCTGCAAAGACCGAATCGATGTGACAATTTCATTCAACCGATTCTGGTCAGAATAATCGGTTGCTATACCGAATGTGAAGTTCATGCGAATTTCTTCTCAATTACTGCTTTGAGTTTTGGAACACGGTCGTATTGGTGTACGATACTGAATAGTTTACCAGTTGAGGTCTTTACTTCACCAGTTTCATAATCAATAAACGGTTCTGGTTCTAACAAGTATGGTCTGAATGCATCAATCTTGTTAGGGTCAGCAGTTGTACCAAGTTGTGCTGCATAACCAGATTCACTTGGTGCAAAGTTTGTAATGTTCTTGTATGCAGATAGATTCAGTAGAACGTTCAATGCTGCTTGGTCTGGTCCGCCACCACCTGGTACATTTTGAGGTGCTCCGCCACAAGCAAGGAAGATATTATCGCAGAGGTCCACAAAAGGTTGAAACTTACCTGCAATAGTGCCGGCATTGTAAATTGTGTTTTGACGGTTTCGTTCATGTACTAATGGTCCAAATGATTGTAGAAGATTGTGGTCACCCCATGATTCATCTTTATAACGCAAAGATTCAGAGGCAACATTAATGTCTTTGTCGCCAATGTTTTCTTCGAGCCATGTAGATGGATTTGATTGAAAGATTACGTCTTTAACATCTGTAGAGATAACGTAACGATACTGCTCTTTGTTCTCCAACTTATTGAAGAAGTAAGCAATATGGGAGAAACGGTCAAGGCAGATATTGAAGTCGTTCTTATACTCCAATCGTTTCTGCTCATCGTTTCGTTTGAAACCAAACACGGTGAAACCTCGTTTGGTTAGTTCTTCTACAACATCATATCCAATGTTGTAACAAATCATCACCTTGAGTCCATCGAAACCACTTTGTTCCAATGAATTTACCCAAGGTGCAATTTTATCATAGGTGTAATTGGTAATACACCCTACCACAATATCTCTCATAACGAACCCTCACTTTTTATTTACGAAAATCTTTAAACTTCTTTAGTCCTTGACCTGGTGTGTCATTCTTATATGTATTCACCAATTCATCAGTACCCCACTGGCCTGCACCCGATTTCGGGAGAATGTCTGGTTTTACTTCTTCATTCACCGACTTGTGCAGTTTAACACCAGTAACATTCTGTACCAATGCCCATACTTCTTTGTTCTTTTTCTTGGCAAGCAACTCGTCAAACTTTTTCTTTTGTTCTGGTGTTGCCTTTGATTTGAACTTAATCAACTCCATGATGCCGATGTTACCAGCATATGATGCCTCTTTCAACAATTTACTTTTTGTTGCTGCCTTAATTGCCGAGCGTGACATATCAACCTCTAGTTAAATTGAGAATCTTCTGAATCTGTGCCTCAAGGATTGGCGCACGATTAGGCCACTTGATAACAGGTTGGTCAGCAGTCTTCAATAGTTTGGTTAGAAACGGAAGAATAATCTTTTCAACTTGTTCAAGTCTCTGTTTGTATTCTTCTACGGTTTCATCCTTCTCAGCAATGACCGATTCATAATCTTCGTCTTGTTCTGCTGTGAAACCAAAGTCATCATCGCCATATTCGGCCAAGATTTCATTGATATTATATTTCTTGTCTGCCATTATTTGTCCCATGCTTTTTGTGCGGTAAAGTTCGCAAGACTGAATTCTAGTCTGTCAATCAATTTTACTGCATTGCCTTTGAGTTTGTCAACAGCAACGAATCCCTCTGGTGCGGTAATGCGATAACCATTATCTGTACGAATGAATGTACCAACATCACGGATAGTCTCCAACTTGCGTACAATCATTAATTTCGCACGAACCAGGTCGTTCTGTAGGTCAAAGATTAACTTCAACTGTGCCGCAGAACCACGGAAGAATCGCATCATTTCGGTCTTCTCGGCAGACTTCTTTGCTTTCGTTGCAGGCATTTTTGCCTCATCGATTGCCTTGTTTAGTCTTGCCTCTACCCAATTAATTAGTTCAACTGTGTGTGCTCTTGTGTCTTTGATTTCAGCACCAGCACGGACTTTGGTGTTGTTGAATGTTTTGATGTACATCAGAATCACATCACTTGCTGGAATGCGGTTCAATGTCAATGAATTGATTTGTGAGAATACACGACCTGCATCAGATAGAACAGCAGTCAGGTCTTTTGTTTCATCTTCGGTGAATGTTGCTGAACCAGATGCGTCAACGAATGATGCATCACGGAACCAAACATCTTTAGTTGTTGTTAGTTTACCAATGTCAATGTTGAATGACGCCTGCATATCTTCAATAGAAGGACCAGTGTATGATGTATGAAACACCACACCAATCTGTGCAGCAAGCATAGTCTGTGCCAACTTACTATCAGCAGGGATAGCATAGACAATTGTGTTTGGTTGAAAGGTGATGTATGATTGACCATCGATAACTTGCTTAGTGATATCACCCTTAGTGAACATCATGTCACCTTGCAATACACCTTTGATACCAAGTTTTGGTAAATAACGTAATGCAACTTTTAGTTTTGAACTAAGACCAGGTGACGGATGATTTTTATCAATGTCTTCATCGGTATAGTTTAACTTTGCATTCTTAGCAAAG